ACAAATGTAATTGTTGTTGCACTTGTTTCAGCATAATCTGTTGTTAATTCTTGTAATATACCATTTAAGTAAACATCAACAGCTCCAACAGTATAACTTAATGTCTGTGAATTATCGTCTGATCCAGTAAATGCAGTTGTACTTGATGATGTAGTATAAGTAAATCTTTTTCTAATATCCGAAGCAGCTGCTGCACCGCCTCCACTACCAGAAGAAGCAAATGTAATTGTATCACTACCAGCACTTTGAGTAATAGTCATATTACTACCAGCAACTAGTGTTAATGTATCTGTAGCTGAATCTGCAACTATATCTGATGAACCTGAAACTGAAATTGTTTTAAATGCTTCGCTGACTGTACCTGTTCCAGGAATTGTAATTGTTTTAGTACCACCTGAACCAGTTGCTGTAACTCCAGCACCAACAAAGTTTAATGTTGAACCTGCTGTCGATAAGGATGAACCTTCTTCTTGAATTGTAAGTGAACCACCAGATACTGTAATCGTTTTTGTTGAACCAGTACCAGATGCTGTGACACCTGAACCTACAAAGTTTAAAATTGTTCCGGCAGTAGATAATGATGAGCCTTCTTCTTGAATTGTAACACCTGAAGTACCACTAGAAACTGTAGCAAAACTTAATGCACCACTTCCATCTGTTTGTAATACTTGTCCACTTGAACCATCTGATGTTGGTAATGTATATGCACCATTTACATTTATTGTTCCAGTTGTTTGAACTCCAGTAGCTGTAGTTGCTAGTTTTTTAGCATTATCGTAGTAAAGTTCTGCTGCACCATTTGCCAAAAAATTCGCAAGTGATTCACCACTAGCATTTTTAATAAATAGGTGAACCCCTGAATCTATTGTTAGACTTCCTGTTCCGTTATCTATAAAGCTATTACTACCATCGTGGTAAATTTCTAAATCACCACCAGTACCTAAAGTAATCTTTTGGCTATCAGGTAATGTTATACCATGTGAAAAATCAAACTCATCGCTTGTAGTATTCCATAATATTGTAGCATCTGTTGAAGCATTTACTGCATCTTGTATTGTAATACCTGCACCATTTGCAGTAGAAGATGTATCTCCTGAACCAAAGTTAAGAGTTATATTTTTATCTTCTACATCTAATGTTGCTGTATTAATACTAGTGGTTGTACCGTTAACAGTTAAGTTACCACCAACTGTCATTCCACCTGAAACTGCTAAACCTGTTAAAGTTCCAACCGAAGTAATATTCGGTTGTGCTGCAGTTACTAATGTGCCAGTTATATTTCCGAATTGTACGTTATCTGAAGTACCAACTGCTTGGCCAATACTTATTTGACCACTTGAAACCGTTACGCCCGTACCCGCGGAGATGTGCGCCTGCACCTCGCTCGCGCTCGGACCCGTGTATGTGATTACACCTGTACTATTATTATATGCTAATGAACCGTCGCCACCAGCATCTGTAACTGATATAGCTGCTCTTGCATTACTATCAGCATATTGTGAAACTGAGTTTGTGATTACACCAGTACTAGAATTATAAGATATTCCCGTGCCTGCGCTTACGGACGCACGTGCACGAGCGGTAGTAAAGTATTGATTTGTTCCTTCTGCTAAATCAGCAGTATCAAATCCTGTTAAATTTCTTGTAGTAAAGCTTGCAGCATTACCCATAAATCCATGAGCTGAACATTGGTAATGTAATACCATTGGTGTAGAAGCTGTTGGAATAATTTGTGTATATGCGCCAGAAGATCCGGGTGTTCCGTTAGTAGTAACACCGGTAGTATAAGCAGTTGTTTTATCTGCTTCATAATAGAATCTAAATGGATGACCAGAGTTTGAACTATCTGATTGATCGAATCTGTAAGTATTACCAGGAACTAAATTTAAATGTGGAGATTCTATACCATCGACAGTATAACCAGATCCTGATCCTGATCCATGATATATGTGATCTGTTGTTTTGGATTGTACCTTTACAGTAAATTCTAGCGTTAAGCTTTTACGAACTTTATTGTATGAATCTGTTCCAGATCCAATTTGGACAATAGAATCTAAAGAACCTTCAGTTGTTTTAGCATATAACTTTCCGTCATACGTGTTTAATGCTAACTCACCTAAGTTTAAATTACTTGTAGTTGGAATAGCGCCGAATGTAGCCGAGCGCCTTAATCTAATATCGCTTTTTCTTGCCAATTTTGGCTCCTATCTTTTCAATCTCTATATAGAGAATCTTTATAAAAATGTTTACAAACACATATTTATGTGTTATAATGTATTTATACTATTTAGTATGTACCACCATCAATGATGCTTGTTACAATCGGAACACCTGAGGCGTTAAATTGTACCATGTCACCAGTAGTTCCTAAAGAACTAGTTAAGTAAGATAATGCGGTACCACCAGCATTTGATATAACTACTGCGTCTCCAGTAAATGATCTAACACCAGTACCACCTTCATCGACTGTTAGTCCTGAACCATTTGAAAGATTTAATCTTCCAGTAATAGTAGTAGCACCTGTAATACTTACATCATCATCGATTGTTGTTGTACCACCAGCTGAATCAATAGTTAAATTACCTGAAGTAGTATCAATTTCATTATCACCAGTAATACCAACTTGAACATTACCTAAGTAAGCTCCGCCAAATTGAGCATCATGGAATGGTGTAGAAGCGTTTTCTCCACCAGAGAAGTCTTCATCTTTAGTAAATACGAATCTTTGTGTTTGAATATCAAGACCAAAGAATCCGTCTTTAACAGCTGAACCGTTGTGATACTTAAATCTAATACCACGATCAAGCCCATCTGCAGAAGATGTATCTTTTGCCAACTCAAACATTGTGTCACCGATGGCGACTGTTGTTGAATCAACAGTTGTTGTTGTACCTTGAACCGTTAAGTTTCTTCCAACAATTAAGTCACCACCTGTAGTAACTGTATCTGTTGTAGCATTACCTAATACGGTATTACCATTAACTTGTAAATCTGTTGTGACTGTTAGATCATTTCCGATTGTAACATCATTTGGTAATCCAACTTGTAATGTTACATCAGTACCAGACTTAGTAGATGCTGTTTCGATCTCATTTAATGTACCAACTATTCTTAAATCATCTGTTAATAGAGCTACATCAGCTGTAGTAGAATCACCATCAATAGTTAAAGTAGTTGCAACCGTTACTGTACCTGCAGCTGTTAATCGACCTTGTTGATCAACTGTAAACGTTGGAATTGCTGTTGTAGAACCATACGATCCTGGAGTAACTGCTGTATCATCTAGATCAATTTCGATCTGATTACCTGAACCAGATGTTGTTATACCAGTATCACCAGATATGGTAAGTGTTTCACTATCTAAATCAATACTTAATGCTCCACCTGAATCAGCTTGGAAGTCTAAGTCCTGTGCTGTTATCTGTGCATCAACGTATGTTTTAATAGCTAATTGAGTAGCTAGGTTTGAATTAGCTGAACTTCCAAAGTTAACATCTGTCGAAATACCTGTAACAACTTGACCTGATCCACCTGAGGATTCAAGAGCTAAAGCACCGATATTTAATTCATTAACTTGTTTATTTGCATCCAGTATTAATGCACTTGATGCTGTTGCTGTACCATGTACATGGTCCAACATAGTAGTAAAATATTTACCGCCAATAAGGTCAACGGATGAGGCTACACCACCACTTTCTGCCCCCGTTCCGATGTATAACCTATCACCGTTATTTGCTTGAGTACCAGCTACATAGGAGTATGCTAGCTCACCTGTTTTGACATTAGCTGGTGCAGTGGTAGTTGCTCCAGTAGTTAATATCTTGATTCTTGTTAATTTAGCCATACTAGTATGTGCCTCCTGTTATTGTTAAGTTCTGACCGTCTATTACGGTTTTCATTACGAACTTATTTGTTGTACCATTATATTGGATTACTGCTCCATCTGTTTGACCTGATGAATCTACATCTGTCAAATCAGCAAGAGCAACATTACCGATCTTAAGCGTTTGAGCTATAATCTTAGTTGGTTGTCCTCGTACTTTAGCCTTTAAATTAGCCATTATTATCTAGTAACTCCTGGAGTAACTTCTAATTGTCCTTCTAAAACCCTAGTCTTAGTACCACTTAAATCTATCTCAACGTCATATACATATCTTCCAGCTTTCATAGCATCTGTTTGTGCCGCTGTTAAAGATAAACTAATAATCCCAGCTGTCGCATTTGACACAGTTGCTGTAAAACTTACCTTCGTAGATGAGGTGTAGTGCTTTCTAATTTGTCCTGTTACAGTGTAATTAGTAAGAGCAACTGGATCACCATCTACGTCAGTTACATCGATTGAGGAACTAAAATCTGTTCCTTGATCAACTGTTAGATTTGCATATACCGCCATTTAATCTATACCTCTTTATTTATGCTTTTTTAATTCTTCGATTTCTGCTTTTAATTCTTTTACTGATTCTACCAATAATCCAATTATTGCATTATAATTAACTGTTTTATGGCTTTCGCCTTCTTTACCTAGAGTTTCTACCTCATTGACTGCAGTTGGTAAAACTTTTTCTACATCTTGTGCGATTAAACCACCAGATTTTCCTTTCTTTTTATCTTTCCAATCGAAAGTGACACCTTTTAATTGTGATACTTTAGCCAAGGCTCCATCTATAACTACTATATTGTCTTTTAATTTAAGATCAGACCCAGTATTAGTAGAATAAGCAATTACGTTTCCATCATGATGAACATCTCCATTCATACGGAACCAGTGATAAACTACGTTACTTTTAACCATATACCACTCATAACTAGAAGTACTTTGATAGAGTTTATGATTACCAGCAGCTCCAATCTGCGTTACTCGTCCTGATAAGTCGGTATTAACACTAATTACTGGAGTAGTTCCACCACTACTAGAAGCTCCATTATTAGCAGTTACGCTTGTGACTGTACCTTGTGGAATAGATGTATTACCAGCCATTGCATTCCCAGCACCTGTACCAATTGTTAAGCTTGAAGTACCAGCTCCAATTAATGACCTAACCTCTCCGGCTGTAATATTAGTATTTAATGTTGGGTTTTGACTAGAATTACTTAATATTGCAGGTGTACCTGTATCAGGAGATGAATTTTGGACTGTAATTGTAGTTGCTGATCTATTAACTTGAATTCCTGATCCACCAGCTATGGTTAATGTACCACCATCACCTACGGTTGAATTTCCACTTACCGGAGTGGTCTGATTGCCGAATGTATTACCAGCTCTTGCAAGATTAAAACTATATAGATTTGCCCCAGTTTCAATCCCATCTAATTTATCGTGATGGGCAGTACTCATTAATCCAGCAGATTCTGTAGTAGCTTCACTATATGTGGTATTAGTATCAACCCATGGTACATTTACTACTGCTTGATTAGAGGCGTTTAATTGTATACCGTAAGTTCTACTTGCAGTTGTTGTGACAGAATTAGCTGCAACCGTTTGATCTGTATTACTGAATAACTCAATACCACCTCTAATAGTATTAGTTGCAAGTGGTAAACTATAAACTGTATCTGTCCAAGGTACGTTTACAAAGGCTGCCGAAGAGCCGTCCAATTGAACTGGATAGTTTTTACCACTTTGTGTGAAAGTAACTTTAATACCACCTAAATTGCCTGCTGCTGCCGGTAAACTATAAACTGTATCTGTCCAAGGTACGTTTACATAAGCATCATTACCAGATAATTCAACTGGATAGTTTTTACCATTTTCGGAATATCCAACTTGAATACCTCCAAGAACATTAGATTGAGCTCTTTGTAAATCGAATTTAACATCGAAGTCACCACTAGCACCACCATTTAGAGATACATCTGAATTTATTCCTAAACCATTATTAAAGCTTAAGGAATTATCAGGACTTAAATCGCCTTTATTCGTTCCACCCTGTTCTATATTAGGTGCGCCTGCAGTTGCATTTGATAATATTAATGAACCATCTGCTTCCCATCTATCAGTTGCAAAGTTATATACAATTGAGTGTGAACCAGTTACATTTGAAGCGTTGTCCGCATGCGTGCCTACGCCCGTGAAGCTTCTTGTTTCAATACCAAATCCACCGGTGGTTGGTTCAGAACCTGAAGTACCTGTAAGTATTAATGTGTCTTCTACTTCTAGTGTGGATGTATTTAATATTGTATTTGTACCATTAACAGTTAAATCACCAGTAATTGTTAAATTACCAGGAACTGATACTGTATCACTAGCTGCGTTACCTAATGTGGTATTACCATTTACACTTAAAGTTCCTGTTACACCTAAATTACCACCAACTGATGCATTACCTGTTACTGTTAATGCATCGCCGATAGTTACATCGTCTGGTAGACTAAGAGTAACTCCTGCCGTTTCTGAACCAGATCCAGTAACTGTAATTTCATTAGCTGTTCCAGTAATTGTTGAAATATAATTACCAGTTGTGTCTGTTCCTAAAGCTACTGAATTAGCAGCAACTGTTAGTGCAATACTTAAATCACCTAAATTAGTTAATGTTCCAGTACCTGTAACATCTCCTGTAAATGTAAGCGTAGGATCAGCAACATTAAAGTCGAAGTTTTGATTTGTTGAATCCCATGTAACTGCAATACCAGATTCTGCATTATTTCCAATTAAATCTTGTGCATTATAGAATGTTACTATATCTGCTGTAGTTGAAGTAGTTCCGTCGGTAGCTAATCCTTGTACCTGCCATGCTCTATCTGGCTTAGAACTAACAACTGTTTCGTTCCATTGTACTCTAACATCTGTACCTGAACCTGCTCTTCTTCCTTCTAATCCAAATTGGTTAACAGCTGAATTACTAGAATCATTAACTGTTAGTGTTAAGAATGCTGTATCAAATGTTAATTCACCACCACCAGAACCGGTGAGTAATGAACCTTGTCTTATATCTAATGTTGATCCAGATGGAAATGTAAATGTTTTTCCATTGGTATAATTAATATTTGAATTTATTGTTTGTGTACTTGCAGATGTTAATTTAACACTTGCATCTGCATTTGCATCAACTTCGTTTATTGCTAATACTAAATCACCTTTTGCTGTGGTTGTTAAACTTGCTTTTGTTCCTAAATGTGCCTGTAGTTCTACAACTGCTGCAGATAGGTTTGTAGCTGAATACCCTGAATCATCATCGAGGAGAAGTACATTTCCTATATCGGTTTCATGTTCTAATATAGCAGAAACAACGTTGTTTGCAGTCATATTAGTTAAAGATGTTGCAACTAAGTTATTACTTGTTCCTCTTAATCCAACTTCTAGTTCATTAATTGAGCTAGTTAGGTCGGATGCATTGGTCGTATTTAATAGTGATATATCTCCAATATCATCTTGTACTTCTGTAATAGCATCAACTAAATTTGTAGATTTAATTACTATAGCAGCTGATGCACTAGCTGGAGTATTTAATTCAATTGCAGTTCCGAATGCTGCATCTCTTTGGATATTTGATAGTATACTAGATGCTTGAATTCTTTTTGATGCATCAGTATGGGGTGAACCTAAATTTTGACTATCACTAAATGTTCCTGTAAAAGATTTAAATAGAAGTGCTGAGGAACTTGCCGATAATAGTACTCCTGAGAATCCACCTGATTGGCTTAATGTAGCTCCTTCAGTAAATTCAGTAGGTAATGATGGAGAACCAGTAAGGTTAACCCTTAATCTATAATTTGGAATATGGAATCCATTCGTACTTGTAGCATCTTGAACTAATTCTGTTCCACCTTTAGTAACTGTAACTAATCCTTTTGAATAGGATTCTGTAACTATTCTAACTACATTTGCGTGTGCAATAGTATCAGAACCAACAACTAAATTTTGTCCTGTGTTTAATGTACCAGATGAATTTTTAACTAATATTTTAGTTGTGGAAGCACTTACGATTGTAGCAGAATATCCACCAGATTGTGTAAGAGAAGCACCTGCTATAAATCCTGAAGGAATAGTAGGACTTCCAGATAAGATAATATAACCTGAGGTGTTATCTATTGTTTCTTCTATCTTGAATTCGATTCTTGCATCGTCAAAGATAGTTTGTCCGCTTGAAGCAGAATAAGAATAAACTTGATCACCTAATCGTGAATCGAGTAATTTATTATCTCCGAGATTTAAAGAAACCTCGTTAGTTTTTTGTCTTAATTCCTCAACAGAATTATTCTTTAAAATTCGTGTTTCGTTATTTGCTGCCATTATTTTTACCTAGTTTTTTCACTAATTGTTTTAGTTCTTCAATATCATTTTTCATATTAATCAATTCTTCTTCCTTAGCTTGCAATATTCCGATCTGGGCTCGTCTTGAATATAATTCAGAGCTATTAGTATTTATAACCGCTCCAGTATCTAAATTCTTAATTAAATTAGGATTATTCTCTATTTGTGCTTCTTTTTTCTTTGCCATCTTATGTTGCCGCTATTGCTCTAAAGTCTTTTAATAAAGGTACTCTAGATGAATTAGTTGAATTAAGTACTATCTTAAATTGCATTGAACCGAAACTCACGTTAGCTCCTAATGGATCGATAGCATATTCTGCTTCTGCAAATGAACCTGGGTTATCGTTAAATGTAATTACATCTGCCGGAGAAGCCTCAGTCCATGGTACGTCATTCAATTCTGTATAGTCTACTCCACCAACTCTAACTGTACCATCACCTTGTAGAACTCTCCAATATAATCTTACTTGAGCTGCAGTTGGTAAGTTAACTGATAAGAATGCTTTGATTACATCTGCATCATCTGCTAAGTCAACTTTTTTCGTAATATATTTAGAAACTGCATCACCACCTGTTGCAACACTACCTTCATTTGAATTTGTATTAGATATCCTATTTTGTACAGAAATTACTGAGCATCTATTCATATCTATGACTGGGGATAAATGTGACTTGGTTGAAGTCATACGACATCTAAGTACAAAAGATTTTCCACCAGATCCAAGAGTAGCTGTTTCTTGTGCAGAGTGTGCTATTGTTCTTGGTGAAGAGAATATGATATTTTTATTTGGTAATATTTCAAATTCTGTTCCAGCCCCATATGCACCGCCTTGTCCCGCAGTAGTTGAAGTCATAATTGTTGCAAAGAATCTAACCTGTGTATTCGGGAAGTTAAGATGTTCTGCGTAAAGATTCATAACATCCATATGTCTATTTTCTTGTACAACCACCGCTGTTCCACCACCAGGTCCAACACCAGTTGTTGCATTATCATTTGAGACATCTGAGCTAGCTGCGGTAATTGTGTAATTGTCATGGGTTATATTCGCAATTGAATGACTTCCATTTATATTAGCAGCTGTAATACCATTTATTGCTGTAGCTCCTGAAACTGTAATTGTTGAACCAGCATGCATTCCATGGTTAGGATGATTAACTGTAATTACTCCACTATTTCGTGTAGTTACGAGTGGATTACTTTTTAATGTTTTATTTGGTATAATGTCATTAACTAAAGTAATTTCTGAATGAGAAGATATATCAAAATCTGCTCTCTTCAGAGTAAATTTAAGATCTTTACTTTGTTCAGCTGTCCATGTTGAGGCGTTTGCTGAAGTAAAGAATACTCCGTTATAAGGTTGTTTAGTAATTCTTTCAGATGTATTTGTAACATCAAATCCACCCATCTCTGCTACCCAAACATTATAGTCATCACATTGTGATATAAGCACCATAGCATATTCTTTATCTTGTGATAAGTATACTGGGTAATCAAATGCAAAGTTAGTTGCTGCAGATCCATTAGCTGATACGTTAACTGAACCTGGTGCTAGTACTTTTCTTGAACCTGGTACCACTCTTTGTGTTGGGTTACCATCTTGCATCTCACGAATTTCTAACCTAACCGGAACGTTTGCTGTATTTTTACTCTGGAAGAATATATCTATAGATGAAGCAAATAATCCACCATCCTGTGTAATCAAGAATGATTCTGCAACTGGATCAATCCAAGTAACAGTTTCATGAGTTGATACCCCAGTTTCTAATATCGTTCTAGCGTTATTTAGCTCTGTCGTCGAGATGACAGGAACTTTAGTTGATGTTATAGTACTTTGTCTGCTTTCTAATAATCCAGAAGCTGAATATGTTGCATCGGATGAAGTAGTTTCTAATTCTTTATTATTCGCTGAGTTATCAGTTAATCTAAATGTTCTAGAACCAGTTTTAAACCTGAGAGAAGAACTATTTGGAATAATAACTGAACCTGTTAAACTTCCGTTTGCATCTGTTATTAATGTTCCACTTGAACTATCTGGATGGGATGTAAGACCTGCGTGTTCTACTACTGAACTTCTTGATGCAAATTCTACATATGATTTTTGTTTTGCATATGCTGTAATATTTGTTCCATCAAAGAATGCAAATACTTTAGTATTCGGTTTCATTTGATCTGCTTTAAAGAATACCTCTCTCGATCTTATGAAAGGAGCAAAGTTAACTTCTACGACTCTATCTCCGCTTTCTCTTGTAACTGTATCAAATCCTAAATCAGTTCTTAATCCGGATCTAGCTTGGTTCTGTGTAGTATTAGTTGTAGTTGTAGTAGTGGTAGTTACTTTAGTACCTCTTCCTCTAACTCTTTCTCTTGTAGTATTAGACTCTTCTGAGACATCAACACCTGTCCAATTTGTTTCCCACTCGTTCCAAACTGTACCTAAAATACCAGTTTGCTCTGACATGGTTTTAAATTGATCAAATTGTGAAGTATCATCAATAAAGATACTTGGTCTTACATCAACATCTTTCCACTCATCACTGTCTGGTGAAAGTTCTAATATCCCTGTCCAATCAAATACGTTGTACGGGTTTACGTTTACAAATTCTGATGCGTACGGTTGTATAATATGGTTAACCTCTGCAGTTGAAGCTCTTTTCATTGTTGCTTGAGAACCATTAATAACCACTGTTCCTGAATCACCTGATTTACGAACAAGGTTTGTATTTCTTTCATCGAATTGTGGTCTTGCTGTACCATTGATCTTATCCATTGATATATTATAATCTGGATTAGATGCATCACCAACCTGATGACCTCTGAATGAATCTACTAAGAAACCATTTTTAAATCTACTTAAACCTGAACTATCTACAATATGTGCATCTGCTGCATTCTGTTCTAATAAAGAAAGTGATACATAATATTCTAAATTCTTAACACGTTTTTCTATCTTACCTATATCACGCATTGTAAATCTTTTATTATCAATAATAACAGGTCTGATATCATCCAACGTATAAACAAATGGACTTAGATGTAAATCGTATACGCCCATAGTATCACTTGGGGTTTTTGGTGCTTTCGGTTCATCCGCTGGTACACCTTTTTCTATTTTGTATTCACCTAATTTATTAACGTATAGCTTATCAATACGTGGCATGTAATAAGTTATTTCTGAAGTAACAGTATGGTTTGTGTTTGGTGCTTGTGAAACTGATCCACCAGTTGAAGTAAAGTCTGCTCCATTATCAGCAATTCTTGGTCTAAAGTCTATACAATCTCTTAGAGAAACTGCTCCATCTCTGGATGAATTAAATGTTCCAATAGTTGCATAATCTGCAGGTGGATATGAATCTGCTGTTATATAATTACCAGAACCATGGTTATAAAAATCAAAGTTAATTGTTAAGTTTCCGGGTATTACTGAGAATCCCGGTTTAAGAACTAACTTAGAAAGATCATAAAATGTATCTCTCTGTCCGTTATCTAATGTAAATAGATCTGTAACGTTAACACTATTTGAATCTGTAATTGAATTAATTTTAATAACATCAGCTTTACCTATTGGCAAATTCCTACCAGACATTGCTGCTGTTACTGATTGGTTACTTAATCTTGTTTTTGTCTTTTCATCTATATTCTTTTGTACTGTAGCAATCAGCTCACAAGCTGCTCCACTTGGTACACCGTTAATTGTCAGAGTAGTCGTATTACTATTGTCAGCATCAACTGTGTATGTATTTGATCCCCCAGAAACACCATTTGTTAAAAGCGTTTGTCCGCCAACTGGTGAAAGAACATTATTTCCTGTATCAACCCATGTTGGTCCACCGGATAATGTAAACGTTACACTGGTTCCAGTTGCTGTTGCTTTAAAGTGTTCTCTAACTCGAATAATATTATCTGTAGTAGTCTGTCCAGATTGATTTAACGTCTTAATAGCTTCGAATGGTAGTTTATAAACTAATGAGCTATTACCAGTATCTTCTAATAGTGCTTGTGAACTTACTAAAACCACAGTAGCAGCAAATGCTTGAGATGCTGGTGAACCTGAATCTGTTTGTGAAATTACTCTAACATTGTTAAAGGTATTAGATCCAGTCATTCTAATATCAAACAGATATAGTTTAGCAAATCCATTATTTGCAGTAATATCTAAACCTCTTGCTCTCGCAACACCTAGTGTTGCACCACCTGTGGTTTTAAGATCTAATGTTCTAAATGTATCTAAATCTGGTAATCCAGTTAATCCACTTAATGCTACTCTTACAAATGCACCCATTCTAACCTGGGTTGCTGCATAGTTTACATTAGCTGTTGCATCTGCTCCTCTCGGTTTATCTACGTCAATATATTGAGTATCAGTATGTTCTTTTCTAAATCCTTTTACGTATGCTATAGCCGGTTCAATACCAATTGCTAGTTTGTCTGCAGATCCACCATCACCAGCTAGATTTAATCCACCGTTACCTGCTGTATCATCAAGATGTTCACGTATATTTAACTCGATTGGTTGTACGCTGTAATCACCTGATTCTTCAAACGTTCTTGTAGCTAATCTTCTTCCTAAAGCTGTATCATCTGTTTTGTCTGTTGTATCTAATTGTATCTTACCATTTGTGATTGTTGCTAATGGTACGTAGCTATCTACTGTTCTAGAAGATAAATCTAAAGGCTCTTTTATGAGAGTAGTAGCTATCTTATATCTGTCTGCTCCTGGAGCTGCAAAGTTTGGAGTTCCTGTAGCATTATCATTTAAGGTAGAATCTTGAGCAGTTCCTGCAGTAGTTTCTGTTACAGATAAGCCCACGATATAGCTTGGGGTATTTGTATATTTGTCTAGTATTAATGATCCTTCTGGTACAAATACGAAATTACCTGCAATAAAGTAAACACCAGATCCAATATTAATCCTGGATCCTAGACCCGTTGGGGTATTTCCTGATGTTTTTAGTTTACCATGTCTGACTGTAGAAGAGGTTGTATTAGTATCTGATGTAAATTCTTCTGTAGCTACGAATGTATCTACGGTTCTATTTGCTCCACCTTTATCTTTATAGACAATGTAAAGAGTATTTGGATCAGATCCTGCTGCAGCTTCTACTGCAATAACTTCCGCTGTAACTTGGTTTCCACTATTACCTAATCCAGTAATTGTAGAACCAATAAATTCTGATAAGTAAGTATCTGTATTAACTGCTCCACCAACAGTGTGGGTAAAAGAAGATTCGATCTTAATAAAGTCAAAACTTACATCTAATTGAACTTCACCATTAAGAACTCTTGAACCATCTTTAAATGCGTATCTTCCCTGTCGATCTATTTGTGCTTGTAATGCAGTTTGTAACTGAGTTAATTCTCTTGCTTGAACTGCAACACCTGGTTTAAATAATATTCTTTGATAACCTTTAGTTTCATCGAAGTCATCGAAGTAAGGTGCTATATTGTAATTTTTTACTTTAGTTGTTGCCATGTTTATTACCTTCTAATAAATTAGAATTCAATTATTAATTTAATATCTTCAATCTGTGTTGCTGTTCTATTAATAGGTGTTCTATTTTCTAAGAAAAGCATTTGACCAGAATCTCTATCAACCTCCGGGTTACCAACGGCGTTCGATGATTCCAAAGCACCTGCTGCACTTGATGTTTGACCATTGATCGTTTCCCCATTCGTGAAAGGGGTATATCCTGTTTTACTGTTTTGAGCATAATAAATATATCCTGATGTAGTATCTATATCAACTGCAAAAGCTTGTGCTCCGGATGTTGCACCAACTAATAGTTCATCAACTTGAAAACTTGATAATGATACTCCAGAAGCAAAATCCAGATAGCTCATTGCTTTTAATGTAGCTGCTGTTGATGTAGTTGTTGTTCCAAAATTAACTGGATTTTTAACAAGTGATATTTGTCTGAAATCATTACCAACTGTTAAGTCAGTTCCTGATCCACCAGCACCTGTTAATTGTGTATTGATTGCTGCGAAGAATCCACCTAATTCTGATACTGGATCTACCCCATGTCCTTTACCTGGGGCAAGTGTTAGGTTAGCTGTTGCGCTTGAACCACCCCCACCAGAGATCACGACTTTTGCAAAAGTATATCCCGAGCCTTTAGCTGTAATATTAATAGCTGTTACCTTCTGTGCGGTAACTGTTGCGGTTGCGGTTGCACCAGTTCCATCACCAGTGATTGTAACTGTTGGTGTTCCGCTATATCCTGTTCCTTGAGTAATGATTTCTGTTCTTTCAATACCGCCTGCATTCCCATGGTCACGCGAAGCTTTTTGGTTTAGGTATTGTGCATAATCTCCTTCACTTAAAGCTGCCTGAGCTGCTGCATCATTCGAGAAGGCAAGGGAAACGGTCTTGACTGGCATATAAGATGTAGTAAGGAATTTTTCTGAATCAACAACCTGAACAGTAAACATATATTTCCATGAATATCCATCAGACTCTGCTGTTGGTACTGTTAGTGTTTGGGTAGGCTGTACTGTTGAAACAGTTGGACCTTTTACAATACATTTATAACACTTAAACTCAGCTGTAAGAATATAGAATGCTTTATCGAATATAGCACCATCATTAGAATCCCAAGCAAAATATGAACTACCTGAAGCCCACGTATATCTTGGTACTACATGTGAAATATCTGTAGCATTAATTTTTTGCATAGCCATAAAGTTAGCTCTTGCTTCCCCAATATCATCTATATGATCATTTGGCGGGAATTCGCTCCCAATGTTTGTTGAATCGGTTGTATCTGAAGTAGTACTTGACCAAACATCTGATTTTCCAATAGCGATGTATACGCTACTAGAACCAACGTTTGATTTAAAGTTCTCTGCATTTACGACCCTAAAATCTGATGTGACTATTGCCGTCATTTTCGTTTCCTCTTATTATATTGTGTCAACGTTGACAAAACTGCCGACGTTATATCTATTTATACTAGTTGAACTGAGGTTTTGTAGCTCTATTGCTCCTAATTGCTCAATTCTATTGTTATTATTAAACAACCTTTCTTTATCAAAAGGTGCTTTTAGTTCAAACGGATTGGTTTCATCCAATGTACCACTTAAATTTTCTTTATGATTTAACATTAATATTAATATTGATTCAAGATCTTTCGCTCTTTGTTCATTATTAACTTGACTTCCTATTCTTGCTTCTGGATCTACAACATAGCCATTTCCAGCTTGGGTTATAGTTGAACCGGTTATTTCACCATCAGCATTTAAATTCAAAGTCGCTGTAGCTTGAACGTTTGTTCCTAAAGGATTTCCATCTAGATCTGTCGATGTTGGAAGTTCAAATACCAATGATGGTGCTGAATCATATCTCTTCTTAGCTGCTAATCCACTTATATTTATAGCTGCTACTTTACCTGTATTTGGATTAGCTGTTACTGAAGCTGCTATGTTTGCAAATCCAGATCCAGCACTATTGATTGTAATATTATCAACATCCACCTGGCCTGTTGCTGTTAGCCCAACTGTTACCTGTGGAGAAACTAAACTTTGTCCTGATATAGCAACACCGTTAAACGAAATCGTTGGTGCCGCCGCATACCCGAATCCTGGTTCTGAAAGTTCTATTTTAGTTAATGCACCAGATGCATTTATTGTTAAAGAGAATGTAGCTGATTTGTGTATCTTAGCTTCTACACCTGGCAAGAAAGAGGATACGAATGATTGAACCAATAAAGGTAAATCTTCAATTCCAATTGCACCAGGTTGTCTTACTGGCATTGCAGAGTTTAAGTCTCTACTAATTCCAGCAACTGCAGGAAGCTGTTTCCTGAATGCAGTTATACCTGTACTTACTAAGTCAAGTAAGATTAGAATTTCCCCAAAGAAAATAAATCCAGCTGGATGTACTAATTTGTCATAAACGTTTTTCCAATCTGATACATTCTTACCTGTTTGGATTAAATAACTAAACTTTTGGAATCTAAAACTATCTTGTAACTTTATTCTATCAGATAGAAATCCTTTGTTATCTAAATATCTATTTTGATTTGTATCGTAATTACCGGAAGAAGGTATAAGTGTTTTATCATAAGGTCTTGACACAATTACTTGTTCATTAAATAGTAATCTAAAGAATATTTCAATACTATCTGAATTACCTCTTACCTTATAAAAATCTAATATTTGCTTATATAGATTTCTCTTATTAACTGTTACGTTCCTAGGTATAGCAGCAGCAATTTCTTTTTGCATTAACTCTAAATAGTTTAAAGAGTTTTTATCTATATCTAAAGCTCCTTCGATAGAGCTCATTACGTTGGAAGGTCCTGGTCCAACCCATTTCTTTACGATTGTTGTAAGCGAACATTGTAAGCTATTGAATCCAGCTAAACCATTGACTGTATATGTTTTACCAGTTTCTGTAGCTAAGTTTTTTAAAGAACCTGGTAGTTCATTACCATTTGTAATTGCAACCCGTTGATCTGTCAAAGGGAAGTTAACTTTAGTTCCATCTAATTGGGTAATAGTAAGAGTTGAATTAGATCCATCAAAGTCTGTAAAGAATTGATCATTATTATTTTCTGGATCTGATATTCTGAATTGTGCTTGTCCACCTAATATAAAATCATTAAAAGTTAATGTTTCTTGATAAATAAATTCGTCTAAGTTTAGGAATGTATAATAAGCTTTAAGTAACTCATCCAACATCGGAGCATCTTCGAGTATGTGCGCGGGAAGAAGCTGTGAATATCGAACGTCTTCTTTCGTTTTACCTTTTGTCGAACTAGAAGATTCTATATATCCTGGGGAATTATTTTCAGTATAAGTTGGCATTATTTAAATCTAGATGTGGTGGTATAATTAATTGAACCAGTTGAACCACTAACTGCAATTGTATCTATCTCTGGAGTAATTGTTACTCTTAGATCCTCAATTGATAATAATTGATCTCTTTTTGGAGCTAAGTCTAATGAATTAGGTGTAACAGTTAATCTTATAACAGATGTATCATCTGGTTGAAAACTATTTAGTGTTAGTTTACCATTTACTACATCAACTGTACCGGCATTTGTTATTACAGTAACATTTAATCCTGCAACAACCTTATAAACTATAATTTGTCTTTCAGTAGAAGCAGTGATAGGTATATCACCAAAGAAACACTCTTCTCCATTTATTTTAAAAGCTGTACTATTTAAAACAAAAGTTGATGAATTTCCAGATTGGAAAAATGGTGATGAAAAAGTTAAACTAAAATTATTTAATCCTGTACTAATTGGGGTAATATTCTGGAACATACGAGGTCGAATAGTACTATTTAGGATCGAAGGATCCGAGTTGTCTATATTTCTTAATAGCTCTGAGTGTCTGAATACACCATCAAATTTATTTAAGTTATTAAAGTTATAATTTTTAATAGTATCTCTTACCACTGTTTGTAGATCAGTAGTACTTCTATCTGTTAAGTTTGGATTAAATTTAAAAAATACATCTAATTCTAGGTTAGTAAAATTAGGATCTACGATTTCTGGTGTAATAGAAACCACGTTTTTACCTTTTAATATAACACCAGTTATTTGTTGTTTTTCTTCTGTTGTAAGTACTGTTGATAGTAATGGTTTAATTGCAATATACGCTTTTCCATATTCTGGTGGATCCTGATCTTCTCCACCCCACGTTGATATAGAATCTATATTTGAAAATGATTTTTTAATAATTGCTGCATAATCATCTGCTGTTACTGCTCTGTTTTGACTAGTAAAAGTAAGTGGAGCATTAAATCTAATTGACTCAGATGTTTCTTGATCAACACCACCAGAGGATAAAGCTTTTGTTGTAACAGTAATTTGTGAATATCCACTAACACTGTCAACCATACTAAACCCATCAGTAGCATTAATTGCTTTACCTGCACCATTGCTATCTTTACCTTTTGTTATAACATAATCAACAGTAACAATATTATTATTAACTGGCTTAAATCCTGTTACTCCATCACCAAAGTATACCTCGAAATATTCGTTTGAATTTTGTTGTAAGTAATAGGTTTTAGTCTCTGCATTAACTGAAGAAAGACTTTCAAATTTAGTGTAGATATCAAATGAACTACTTTCTTCGTTTTCTTGTACACGAATTCTTAAAGTAGAAGTATCAGCTGAATCATCTGTTAATTGAAACTTCTGATTTTCTACATCGTTATCAACTCTATATTTTATTTCTCTGAACGATCCCTCACATATACTTACATTAGGGAATGTAAAAATCTCATTATCATCTATAATTGCAGTATGATTATCTAACACTACGTATTGGAATTCTTCTCCACCTACTAATGTTTTTAGTTTTGTTCCTCTCGCGAGAGTAAGCGTTGATGGTGGATCTCCGTCTTCGCTTGCAACATTAACTAAAATATCTATAGTAGATCTAGGTGCGAGTATTGATCTTGGGATATATCCTAATAGTTTTGCACGAGTAACAACGTTACCTCTTATCTGCGCTGAATCTAAGAAAGCTTCATTTAATGCAAAGTGTGCATTCATAGCTTGATAGTGTGTATTATATGCTAGAACATCTAGTAATACACTCATACCAGAACCATCAAAATCATAATCATTGAATTCTGTTTGTTGCTTTAGATATGCTTTTAGATTTGATTTTATATCATCGAAATCTAATTCTGTAACCTTTAAATTTGTAGCCATTATCGTAACCTTCTTAATACTATTTCAACAGCGTCATTGCTATCGTATTCTTTTATTTTAAACTTAACCAAGATCTTGTAAGCGTTATCATCTGGTAAATCTTTTATATCAATATCTTGAACTATAATTCTGGGTTCGTGATTGTTTAAAACGTTTGATATATTTTCTCTTAATGCTATTTTCGTAAGAGCATCAGCTGGTTCAAATAATAAACCTCTTAGGTTAGCACCCAAGAATGGCTGAAATGGTCTTTCGTTCGCATTTGTAATTAAAAGGTTCTTAACAGCATTCTTAACTGCATTATCATCTTTTAATACGTTTAAATCCTTTCTAATAGGATGAATGGCTAATGTTAGATCTAAATCTCTGTGACCTTTTCTACGAGAAACAACCTTCGCCTTGGAAAGATTTCCGGATATGCTTTTATCTGATTGTATTAATGTTGAAGCCATATATCTATTTATACGTTAAGTAGCAGCAGTTGGACTATTGGTTTCTGGATTAGATTCTTTATCACCAGTAGTATCTGCGCCCTGACTGTGTGTATGTGTTGTTAAAGCAACTGATTCATCACCTTCAGATTTAGCTGTTATTTCTTTTGCACCAGTAACATTTTCTGTTACATGCAGTGTTCCTGTGATAGTTGTATTACCATCTATGTTTACTATATCATTTACTGCATCGATACTAACTGTTCCTTCCTCGTTAATATTAATTGTTGTTCCACTCTTATGCTTAATATTTATCCTTGTAGCACCATCTGTATTATCTAATTCTATTAAATGTCCTGCAACGGTTTTTGTTACTTGGTTTAGGTTAGCATCATCTACCTCTGTCGGAACGTCTGATGTATTTGCCTTATTCCCGTATGTTCCTTGGAATCCTAATGAGGTATCGATTGCCTTCTCTGTGAAAGACATAATACTTCCTAATATAATTGGATCTTGTGAGCTAGGTCCATCACGGAAGAATCCAACCACCCAAGAACCAGATAACAATTGATGGTTTTGTCCTATACCTTCTACACTTGGAGAAGTGTTTGGCATCATAACTGTAGCAAATGGAAGATCTTCAGTCTTGACTTCCACCTTATCGTCTGTGTGATATCCAAAACATCTTACCTTTACTCTATTTAATTTCTTAGGATCATTTGTATCTTCCACTACTCCTATGAACCAATCGAATTGGCCGCCTACAAATTGATCATCTTGTCTTAACATTATTTCTCCGGTGCAATTTCGCGTTCAACAGAATCTTTCTGTACTTTTAAAGTCATAGTATATTCTTCTGGTCCTATAAAATGAATAATAGAAGTAACTAAATAATTACCACCAAGGTATTTATCTAAAGGAACAGTAGGTTGATCTTGCTCTAACATATCAGAAGCTTTTACAATATTTAATTTTACCTTTTTACCAACTGCCATTTCAAAATCACCAGCTATTGAAAAACTGTGTGTCATGAAGTTCATAGTAGATAAATGTGATTGTGCTTTTAATAAAGTAATGTGATTCGGCTCGTGATAGTTTTTATGACTTGGGTATGCATCTGTATTTCTAGAAACGAAATGATGCTTACCGCCTTTTAGATCAGATAGTTTCCTATCTGTAAATTTAGTATCATCTGTGAATGGTTTGTTCTTATTAATTTTTTTTGGCTTAGCCTTATCATAATTAAAAAAGCTTTTCTCATAATTTTTCTTAGAAATATCTAGTGAGTGTAATGTTGAAGCATAAGATCCATTTGCCATTCCTTCTAACTTAGACATTCCTAACTCAGAACCAAACTGGTTAATTCTTCTTGCTTGTTCATCATAAGCTTCTTTCGTACCCATTTCAAATTCAAAGAATGGTTTAAATTCATATTCTCTATAAACGTCTTGGTCGATTAAATTCTCTAATGAGTTAAATTGTATTCCTTCTTTTACGGATTGGTAAAAATAATATGGTGTTCCATTATCGTATGCATTTCTAAGTAACCAATTAATAGATTGCATTGGTCTTAATGTAGGATATATTCCTTTGATTACTTCTTGTGTGTCTGTATTAATTTCACATTCTTCTATTTTTAAATCTTTATCACAAATATTTTTTACAAGTTTACCTATTGAACCCTGAAAGCTTCTTCTTAATACTTTAGTTTGATTGTTAAATATATGAGGTGATACACATCTTAGTTTATAGTATTGTGTGCCTGGATCATTTCTAATATAATTAAATATCTCTGCAATGTTTAAATCTATATCAAATTTCTCTTTGGAATCCCTATCATCTCCACCTGCTTGTCTTTGTATTTTTAATGAAACTTTTTCATGACCATTTATTTTACTTAGCTCTAAGAAGTTAGTCGAGTCTTGGATATATAAAATGCATTCTAAAAAAGGTTTGTTTATGTCTTCATATATTTCTATCTTTTGTAATTGATTCTTTATATCAACTACGGTAGAATTATATGTTTCTACTTTAGCATGAACTACGCTAAATGCTTCTGGATTAACAGAAACCTCTCCTACTACTTTTGCTGTTCTAGGCATTTAATAAAGTCTCGAATTCGTCTGCAAATTGTTCTATATAAGAAGGTGCTATAACTCTGATTCTAGATCGCTCGTCATTAATCTCCTCAACAACTGCACGATTAGATTTAAAAGATAAATCACTAGTTGGAACACCACCTTGAATATATGCTGCATTGGTTACAGGTTTTTCATCTTTGTCACCCGTAACAAACCAATGGTGTGGAGCTTCTGAATATTTGTATGCTTGATATGAGTCAACAAAATCACCAGTTGTTTGCCCAGTTATTCTTTCGGTTGTGTTTGTTGGTACTGTTGTTGGATCACCGAGAAATGCACCAGTAACATTTTGAACTACAATTTGATTTAAATCTAAATCTTTTTTAGTTAACGTTCCAGATGCTCCTGATGTTGCCCCAAGTATTGTTTCGCCTAGTTGGAATAGCCCAGTAGTTCCTGTTGGAGTTAGACCTGCTAGGGAATTATTATGTGCTACTATAAGACCGTCACTTGTTCTGGATATATTTGGATTTGTTGTAATAACATATCCTTCATATTGTCTTTGAATGTATGTTAACATATCTTCTTGTGACATTGGCCAAGATTGTAATCCATCATGTAAAAAATCGTTTATAATAAAGAAAGTCCAATAGAAGTTTTGATTACCATATAGATTTCTAGAAATAATGTCAGGTCTTTCTCCATTCTTTACTTCATAATAAGTATAAGCTGACGTTGAATCTATAAAGTTTTGTAATGGTCGAACACTTCTATAAATGTCTACCATATTATTAATTACACCTTGACGGTTAAAATCGTATTCTACTTTTGGGAATTGTTTAAAAAATGCCATTATCCTGTACCTTGATGTGATCCTGGTCTACTATAATCATACGAAGGATCATCTGGACCAGAACTGTCTTTATATAAATCGTTTCTTGTAAGCATTTTAGCTTCACTAAAGCTTAGGTTTAAATTAACTGCTGTTGGTTGTCCATCTGTAAAGAATGCATTTGATTCAGGATTAAACGTTGCATCGACACCTGCTAAATAACAATCATGAATCATTGGCATATATCTGTTTTCTTTTTCACCAATAAAGAATTGTATTTTAAATTTAGGAGGATAAGTTAAAGAGAATCCTGTTTTAGTTTCAGGATACATGTACTTTCTAAAGAAGTTTTCTATGCGTCTTGCATCTTCTGCTTCCTCTGCAGATTCGGGGACCAAGGTAAATGCAAAAGAAAATGATCTTAGATTCACACCTTCGAATGCTAATGCTGTTTGGGGGTTAAATGTTACTCCAGCTTCGAATGCTCCTTTCGCACCAGCACCACCCATATCACCAGTTAATCCTTCGATTGCTTTTAACCCCATGACAGTTTTATCTGATTCACTAAAGATGTCTTTTGCTTTAGTATCAGCGCCTTTATTTACTATCCTGTCTGCAGCTTTTAATGTTCCTAATTCTAAACCATTAAAACTTGCACCATCTTGAACTTGGAATCCAGCTGGAATGAATAAATGTATTCTATCAACTTCTTCCGTAATATTTTCTGCTTGCTTTCCTGTAAGCGAGAAACATACATGTGGCATGTTATTATCGATTTTAGATCTTAAGTCTCTAGGAAATGCTATTATTTTTTGTTTCGTTGCCATTTTTTACCTGTATAAATAGTATTACTATTAAAATGTATATAGGTTTATTTATATGAGTTACAAAGGTAAATATAAAATTAAAAAGAAACAAAAGTACGCGGGCGACGCGAGCAAGGTCGTGTACCGTTCTTTATGGGAAAGACAGTGCTTTAGATGGTGCGAGGATAATCCAAAAGTAAAATTTTGGAATAGTGAAGAAGTAGTTATACCATATAAGTACGAAGTAGATAAAAGATTACATCGTTATTTTGTGGATCTATTAGTTCAAATGGAGAATGGTGAAACATATCTAATTGAAATTAAACCTAAAAAAGAAACAGTTCCACCAAAAAAACCGAATAGAAAGTCCAAAAAGTATTTAAAAGAAGTACTAACATATGTTAAAAATACGAATAAATGGTCAGCTGCTTCGGAGTACGCTGATGCTAAAGGGTGGAAATTCCAGATCTGGACAGAAGATACTTTAAAGAATTTAGGCATAAAACTACTGAAGAGTTAGCATAAATAGATATATGGCAAGTTTATTCGATACATTAGCATCCCAAGCATTTCGCGCAGGCGTAACTACAAGAACAGACGCAAGCAAAAAGTGGTTTCAAAAGAGTGTAAAAGAACTTGGTTCAGTTAGTAGAGAAAAGGTATTAAAAGATAGTGCATTAGATCAGGCAAGTAAAACCCTTGCTGGTAACATGTACATGTATTTCTATGATCCAAAATTTAAAGAAGTATTACCTTACTATGATAGATTCCCATTAACTATAATGTTAGAACCTGCCAAAGGTGGATTCTATGGATTGAATCTACATTACTTAAATTATAAAACAAGAGCTTTATTCTTAGATGAACTTATGGCAACCGCACCGGCTAAGATAACAGATAAGAGTAGAATAAGAGCAAGATACAAATTATTAAAAGGTGTAAGAAAATTTAAAGAATTTAAACCGTGCTTTAAGCATTATTTGACTGGACATATCCAATCAAGAATATCTAGAGTACCTATGGCAGATTGGGAAATAGCTATATTTCTACCAACAGAGCAATTTAAGAAGAAAGGTAAAGTTGCAGTTTGGGCAGAGTCAGCTAAAATTGCGAGGGGATAATGAGTATAGAAGCTATTAAATCAACGATAGGAAAGAAAGGTGGTTTAGCACCATCAAATAGATTTCAAGTTATCTTTGCTCCACCTGCGGTTTCATTACTAAACCTAAATCCAGAGAACATTGTTGGTTCAATTATTTCTGGTGGTTTTAGTATACAGAATTTAATTAATGATCCGAGGGATATATCTATTCTCTGTTCGAAAGCTAGTCTTCCGGGTAGAACAATATCTACATTTGATGCAGATATGCATACACAGCAGAATAAATACCCTCAGACATTTATTGATGAAGAAGTTAGTATGACTTTTAAGTTAACTAACGACTATTATATTAAGAATATGTTCGAGACTTGGATGTCTGGCATATTTGATACAGAATCTTATCGAGTAGGATTTAAAAAAGATTACTCGGTTGATGTGGTGATTCAGCAGCTAAACCAGAAGAATATTCCGGTCTATGGAGTGAAATTAGAAAAATGTTTTCCGATTGGCTTATCTGCTGTTGAATTAGATAATACGGCAGATAACCAAATGCAAGAAGTAACAATAACCTGGGCTTATGATAAGTATAAACCAGAAGGACCATTAAGTTCCACCGCTTCTGCACTTAGATCTGCTGTTGATTTTTTAACTTAATGAGAGGATAATATTATGGCATTGCCACAATTAAAGACGGCAACTTATTTGACAAAAATTCCGTCCACTGGTAAAGAGGTCGAATTTAGACCTTATACCGTGAAAGAAGAAAAAGTATTGATGATTGCTTTAGAGTCGAAAGACCAAAAGCAAACATTTAGAGCTTTAAAAAGCGTAATTGCAGATTGCGTAAATGATATTAATTTAGATAAACTAACAATATTCGATTTTGAATATTTGTTTTTACAACTCAGAGCCAAAAGTGTTGGTGAAGTGGTTGAACTAAATATGAAATGTCAGGATAAAGAATGTAATGGTGTTACAGCTATACAGGTTGATTTAGATTCCATTGAGGTTTCTGATCTACCAGAATCTAATGTTATACCATTAGATGATAAAATAGGTATAACATTTAACTTTCCATCTTTATCAACTGCAGAGAAATACCAAGAGATTGGTATTGATAAAGTAGAATCAGTATTCGAAATGATTGTTGATTGTACTGAATCCATATATGACGAAGAAGAGGTATATGATTGTAAGAATGAAAAAAGAGAAACAGTTAATTCGTTTTTCGAGAGCTTAAGCTCAGGACAATTTTCTAAAGTTTCAGAATTCTTTCAAAAAATGCCAACTGTTGAACATGACATCAATTGGTGTTGTGTGAAATGTGGAAAAGAAAATGAAGTAAAGCTAAAAGGACTCGAAAGTTTTTTTATCTAGCCCTCTCGCACGATAGTCTTGTAAACCATTACAAGCTAAACTTTGCGATGATGCAACATCATAATTATAGTTTATCAGAACTAGAAAATATGATACCATGGGAGAGGGAGATATACGTTGCTCTCTTGCAGGAGCACATAAAGAAAGAGAACGAAAGGCTTGAAGAACAAAAAAGGAAAATGAGACGATGAGCGATAAAGAACAATTCAGCGGTGACATGAGCCGTAATGAGGTTGAAATAGATCTTAATAAATTCATGGAACTCGTAACTGAGAATTCTGCTCTTAAAGCGGAGATCTTACAATTAAAAACAGATGCTGAACCAGAAAATCCTTGGCAAAGATGGATATACCTATCAAACATGGTAGATTCGTGGAGGATTTTCCCTAGAGCATTTTTAAGTGTTTACATATTCCTATTGTACTATTGCACAATGTGGTTTATGGATTTAGAATCCCCTAGTATGGAACAATCAGGTTTAATCAGTATCGTAGTTGGTGCAGGTGCAGCATGGTTTGGTTTATATGCAGGTACCGCTAAAGACAAAATTAACGGAAACGGAAAATAGGGTATACCCATGGCAGAAGACGATAAAAAAAATCCACCGCAACCTGGTCCAGAAGGAAGAAAGTCCAACGATACAGATAAAGCTCTAAAGAGAGCAAATACTATATCTGAGAAACAAGGAAAGAAACAAGACCTTCTAACAAAATTAGGTGAGGTTGCAAATAAGTTAAAAGAAACGGAATCAAAATCGTCTGATGCCAAGCACTCACAACTAGAAGGTTTCTTTGATGAAATCGCTACCACAGTACAGAATACTGATGGGAGAAAAACATCTGTCCTCCTCGATCAATTAGATAAACTAACCGAACTCGAAAAGAGTGTTGATGAAGAGATAAAGACTGCAGAGAAAGCAATCAATAACGACGATGTAGTTCGTGGTTTACAAGACTTAGTAGAAGATAATAAAAGACAAACATCATTACTTGAAGCAGATTCTACCGCAGCATTAGAATTACAAAATCAGATTAGACAATTAAATAGTGGTTTCTATAGCGGAGAATTCTTTAACGATCCAGAAGCTGATGCACGTGCAGAAATATTAAAGGTATCATTTGAATCTGCCCAAGCAGATTTAAAAGCCGCTATCGAATCTGGAGATATGCAAGCACAAGATCTTGCAATGAAACAACTTGAAGAGATAAAGGCAGGAGCTGAGTCAGAAGAGAATCAAAGAGAAGCTAGAAAAATGAATCAATTAGCTAATGATAGATTATATCAAATAGCTGATGCGACAGAAAAGACCGCAGAAAATGTTGGTGAAGCTATCTCGGGCGCTCTCGCGGGGGCGGGAATATTAGCTGGATTAGTAGGATTTGCCTTACTCTTCTTAGATCCTGAAGCATTTCAATCTATAGTTGAGGGAATAATCAATCAAGTTTCTGGAGTTATTGATATTATATCAGGAATAATCTCAGGTGACTTTAGCTTAGTAATGAGTGGATTAGGTGACTCATGGCAATTAATGTTAGGTGTTGCCTTAGCGTTATTACCGAAAGTAATAGGTATTCTTTCTAAGTTAGTAAAAGGAATTAAAGTATTTAGAATCTTTATGATGGGTTCATTTATACCTGGTATGGTTGGGGCATTTACTAGTATGATGACTGCAATGACTCCAATACTAGCTGCAATGGCACCGGTACTATTACCAATATTAGCTATAGCAGCTGCATTCGGATTACTAATGTTAGGAGTAAGAGCAATAAGAGATGCAATGGGATTTGGATCTATGTTCGATGTTATAAAGGTTGCCTGGGCTTACGTAAAGGACGGTATGGCAATGTTCGCGAATGTCTTTATTGATATATCAAATATGATCATGGGACTGGTCGGTAAGTTTGCTAAATTCCTAGGTTTTGAGGTTGAAATGCCACAGCTTGATAGAATGGCTACAGATAATGCTGAGAAAGCGAAAGAAGCTGCTCGCCAAAATAAAGTTAGACTTGATGAAGAGAAAGCACTAGAAGAAGAAAAAGAAAAGCAATTAACTATTGAACAAGATCTAGTACAAGAACAAGCTGAAATACCTGAGATTGATCTTACTACAGTTCAACCAACACTAAGTGCTGATATGATGGAAACAACTCCGGATATAGATGCTAATGCAATTAACAATCTATCTTTAGATAATGCATTAGAGAAAGGAAATATGTCTGGTGGTGATTCTATTGTTACTCAAGTTACCAAACAAGGTAATAGCCAAGTTACTACTACTAGCATTACCACAATCCAAACACCGCTCACCCGAGCATCTAATATATTAGGTTCAGTTACTGCTAGGTGATAGTTCTTAAGCTCTTATTAGGATTAGGTAAAGAAGAAGAATTCAATCCAACCTTATTCAATATATTCGTAACAGCTGTTGCTCTAGGATCAGCTTTCTTCGGTTCAATACTTATTATCATTTATATAAGTTTATCCATCATATAAAAAAAAGGCCGAGTATCCTATGAGGATATCTCGACCTTTAAACCTGTAGTATTGAATACGATAGATTGTGCTACACGTTACTCAAATTAATCAGATGAGGCTAATTTATTAAAATAGCTTAATGTATCATCTTCTGATTCAGAAGAACTTCCAAATGATTCTGCTTCCGCAGTACTCATTACAGGAGCTGCTTGAGCTGGAGCTGATTCCATAATGGATTCTACTGCTTCAACACCTGCGCTTACACCAAGTACTTTATTTAGTTTAGCTTTCAATTCAGCATAAGATTTATAATTTTTAGGATCGTTAAACTCTGTAAGAGAATAGATCATATTATAAGTATCTTCTAATTGACTTTCGTCGCCACCATGTAATGGTGCTGCTGATGAAAATTCTGATTTATCATAATTAACCCAACCATCAACTTTTCTAATTTTGATTTTAAAGTCAGCGCCTTCCCAGAAGTCATAAGGATTTACTGGTTGTTCATCTGCAAAGTTTGGTTGCATAGAGTCCATGATTTTATCAAAGATTCTTTTACCAAATTTGTATAGGAACACTTTACCTTCATTCTGAGGATTTTCAGGATCAGAAATAACTAGAACATTACTTACATAATGTAAACGCCTTTTCCTTTCCCTCGCTAACGCTTTATCTTCATCACGACCAGTATTCCATAGAATAGAATTAGATTCTGAAACAGGATCTGGTTGTCCAATAGACGTTAATGAGTTTTCAATGTACCATTGACCATTAGGACCTTTGAATCCGTGATCCCAGTATCTTACCCAAGGAAGATCTTCACCTTCTTTGGCAGGTAAGAACCTGATTACCGCGTAACCGTTTCCTGCTTTGTCTCTGGTTGGTTTCCAAATACGGTTATCTTCGTAAGAAGTAGTTTCCGTTTTTGGGGTTGAAACTGCTTCCGCAGCCTTTACGAGTTTGTCGATTGACGAGCCTCGTGAGCTCTTTAAGTTTGCAAATGACATGTTATTTTTCTCCGTTTGCTTTTATATTTACTGTATTGTCCACTTTATTCATAATTTATACCTTATATTATACCACATTATGCGGCATTTGTAAACCCTTTCTTGACAATATTTAACATCTTGACATGATCGAATTTAACGAACGGGCCATATTTCCTGATCTTCCTCGAGATATCTGGCCAAATAATTGTCTCAGTTATCTTTTTAGATTCACGTTCCATAAACCCTAGCATTGCGTCGAGAATGATAACTGTTTCCAGATTGATCTCTTCTCTCATCAATAATTTTATTATCAATGGATGGGTTTGACTCGTTATAAAAAACTTGTCGAACTCTATATCCATATCTACTAATGTATTTATATCCTTTTGAAACTCACGTGTAAGTGATTCCATTACTTTCTTATGCTGCATATAATTAGATTCACCTTCTTCATTAATCATATCACCAACATAAGAAACCCCGTTTTTAAAGTTAGCTACATAGTAATCCATTAGATTATCTTTATAGTTTTTAGCTAGCTTTGCAAAGAAGTATTTATCTTTTCTAGCGAAGAAGGTCTGTGGCTTTACGTTAGACTTAAAATTATATTTAATAGCATCATATGAGTCTTGCTCGAAGTGAAGCTTAAGCGCATTGTAAAGTTTATAAGATTCAAATGGATCCATCAATCTTGGTTATGCCTCCGATCCATTTGTTGTTTAATCTGTTCAGCTTGCAGCCGAATTAATTCTGCTTGGTCTTTAATTTTCTTATTTTGAAATATTAGTTGTTGCTGTTGTTGTTGTGGTTGACTCATATTGTTTACCAGTTATGTACGTTTCCTGCTATGATAATAAAGCATGTGAAGAAGTTAACACCAACAATAACAGTTCTTATTATTGCAACCTTATCTGCTTCTGCATCTGTGGCTCCTTCTTTTTCACCTATGGCTTTTGCCCATAGTCTCCATGCACTTTTCATATAGGTAATTTGTTACCTTTGTTTCCACCTCGGATTAAATTTAATCCAGAAGCTTCTTCTGTTAGTTTTTCTTTTAAGGAATCAGACAATAGTTTTTTAATATTACTATAATCCATTCCTCTTTTTGTAATGATATAAGTCATAGCATCTATATAACTCATCTTATTACTTGCAACTAATTCCTCAACAGCTGTTGAGAATCTTTTCTTAGTCATTATTTTTTCTTTTAATATATCCATCATATTACTCGCATTATAATACAGTCCTTATTAATTCGTCCTGTAGGTTCATAAATCTTTGTTGTTAAACTTTTCCATATTCTCTTTATTTGGAATTCTGATTTGTTTAAAATCTGTGGTAGTATTTCATCCGGCTTTCTTAGCTTAGTTACTTTACTTAATTTAGGATCAAATCCCTTTAGTGTAGATCCAACAACTTCGAAACCTTTACCACTATCAGTAAAGAACTCTGTCAATTTACCTTGCTTAGTATTGTATATCCAAAGTTTTGTTTTGGTTGGTATTAATATTGGATCAATGGATGTTAGCTTAGAATTTAAGTCTTCTTTCATGTAGTTAAGTTTAGATACCTGTTGTTCATTGCTTCTAGGAGCACGTACACGCGTCTTACGCGTCGCTTTAAAGCTATCTTTAAGTTTATCTAGGTCAGAAAATAAAGACTCGTATACGTTCAGCATTTTCTTTTTGTTGCCTTTTGTGATATGACTATAAGCTTCTTTTGCCTGATCGCAAGTATTATCATAAGCATCTTTTAGAACAAGATAGTCAGATTCAATCATACCTTTAAATATAGGGATTGCATTACCTTTTAATCCATGGTTCTTAAATAAAGAAAACCCTTCGAAGCTAACTTTGTAATTTTCATTTAGCCATTCTTCTATAACATTTTCATCCCAGTCAGAGTAGATTGTTTCTAGTATTTTTAATCTAGTTCTTTCTTGAATAGAAGGTAACTTTGGTTTTTCTTTAACTGCTTCTACTCTTTCTTCTTCTACTCCAGAAGCTTCTTGGAATAATTCATTACAGATATCATGATATTTTTTCATAACTTCTGGTGAGTAAACGTATCCTCTAGACCAAATTACTGCAATGTTACCAACTCGTCTGGTTTTCCAATCGGGTAATCTACAGAAGACTTGGATCTTATCGTCATCCCAACCTTCTATATCTCTAAGATAGTCTATAGTATAAGCAACATAATCTTTGTTGTCATAAAAATAATTATACCATCCAGATGCTCTAGACCAAAGACGACCTACTGTTCCATCTTCCTGTTCTTTTAACATTTCGACTTTATCGTCTTCTGTAAAGATAGGTTCTGGTCCCATCATTTTAGCATCGAGTGAAACCCGATCCTTTCTCATCGCGATTCTTTTTTTATTTACTTTTTTTAGTGCCATAATTTTTAATAGTTAAAGAGGGTCAGAGGTCCGGATTTGATAAGGAGTTAAATAGAACGGACGTGACCCAAAACGGTTTATCTTCGCATGCGTGCAATATCGATTGCATGTTCCTTATCATGCTCGAAGATAGGTACTGCGTTTGACTTATGCATTGTCGCAATACCAATTAATTTTCTTTCCCCAGAATACTCCATCTTTTCTTTCTTAGCAGTAGCATCTGATTTCATTCGAGAAAGCCTTTTTAGAAAATCTTGTTTTTCAGCTTCTCTTCGATCTGCAGATTCTTGTGCTGCTTTAGCTTTGATCGGACATATTTTCATAGGTCTAAATGCAGTTGGCTTTTTTCTTTTAACAGGATTAGCTGCATGATTTTTTCTTTTTCTTCCTGTTGGATCATATCTTAATGATCCCATGTAAAAACTTGTTGTGCTCATAATATATATTATACCATAATTCCTAATGAATGTAAACCCCTAATTTGCAAATCTAATATAAGAGTCTAATAGATCATCACCTTTTAGCTCTTTACCAATTATTCGCAAAAGCTTACCATTCCTATATCTATGAATAGTACCATTATTATATTGGGTATCTGTAACTGGACCATTCTCTTCAATGTCATCTGCTGAAGCTTGAGTTTCATAATGCATAGATGTTAATGAATGTGAATGAATCATCTTTACACCTTTTGCCCATTTTTCTGCTTCTAAAAGAAGTCTTTGTTTTTCAACAACGCTATCATATTCGCTCATGATAATTTTTCCTCCACGTATTGCTTGACTAATTTTAGATTGTACCAAGCTGCGTTATAAATTTGGGTTGAACCATCTTGCCATTCAACGACATATCTTGGTATTCCACCGGGTGATTTATCCCTAAGGATTTTAGCATCACCGTAATTTTCAATTATTAATCTCATAGTAATCCCCATATATTAAGTAAAAATATAATATACAAAGTAATAGTTACCGATATTATTGGAGCAACATATCCCATTAGTAATCACCATCTGCAGATCTGTTAGCATTGTAAGCATCCATATAAGATGAACCTTCTAAGAATTTAGCAGTATCTTTATCTGAGTAATACATATTCTCTTCTTTGAAACAATCTAAAGAACCAGCCGTTTGATGGCCGGCTTTCTTGACTGAAGCTGTTAGCTTCTTGTGTAGTTTCATTTCTTCTTTGATTTTAGCTTTACGTTCGTCGAGCTTGACAATAGATTCTTGAAATTCTAGTTCGTCGACTGTTGTATTTAGTTTTTTAGCTTTGGCTTTTAATGCCGCTTTTTTGATTAGATCTAATCTATTCATATATAACTCCTCAGTTTTATTGTTTAATATGTGTATTATACCACATTTTCAGAGGTTTGTAAACCCCTAATTTCAATTAATTTCAAATTAATTTGTTCTTCTGTGAGATGACCCATGACATCGTCTGTTACTGGGGTAGTATAACAGAGATCACCAGTTGAATCTAACACAGCTAATTCCCATAATCCGCTTTTGAATCCATAAGATCCTTTATGTCTAATAACACTTGCGCCATAGCCATTTGGAAAGTCATATACATGTTGTATACCTCCGTGCACCTTGTTAGATTCTATCCTAAATTGTGGGTCAATCTCTATCATACTTTACCTTTTTAATTTTATAAACCTTCGCCTAGACTTAGAGAATAGAACTGATGGTTTTTTATAAATTATTTCTTCTTTTGTTCCGGTTTTAATGTAACCTACATTTTGATTCTTTTCATTAAAGATGTAGGTATGATTTGGAACATTACAATTGGATTCACTCCAATCTGTTATTTCTTTATAATAGGTATAGCTCATGCGCAGTGTACCTTATCATATATGTCGCATTCAAGTTCATCGTGAGAATTTACAGCATCTCTTGCTTTATCCTCGAATGGATCGACAAGTGCGTAAATAGCTGATTCAAGTTCATTAACTTTTTCACGAACCTTATCTACTTCATACGATATATCTACACCATTATCTTCAGCCATAGTTTCTATAGCCATGTAGATATTACTTGGCATGTCGAGATATTTAATTTCTCTAGTCTTCTCGTTGACCTCTCCAACTAAGTAACCTAGATCTTCTTTGATCTTATCTAGCTTAGTTAGTTTTTCTTTCATTTCACTTATTTGCATATTTCTACGCCTCCATAATACATTGTTATAAAATTCTTGTTATATTTTTTTCCTAACCTTTTTAAGAAATATGGTGTATCGATCTTTGCCAATACATATTCTAAAAAAGATATTTGGACTTGATACGGAAGTTTTTCTGTATCTGGTCCTGTTACAAATTTAGCTATAATCATAATCTTACCTTTGATAAACATAAACGTCCATGTGAGTAGCATGGCCGAGGGGAAGAGATTGATCATACTGTCTAGCATACTTACCATCGGCAAGAGCAGAAGTAGTTCGAGGACCACGTCCTTGACACTTAACATAGAACTGAGAATAGCTTTGACTCCCATACCCGCTTTTCTGTCCGCGGGTTCCATATTTAAATCTTCTTAATTCTTTATTGATTATTTTAACTGATTTACGAATTGTTTCTAATTCAAGCATATCTCCAGCGCTTTTAACGTGTGCTGTCATTACGTAATTTTTTGAACTTCTCATTATGATACCGCCAATTGTGTGTCAAACCATGCCTGAAGTTCACCTTCAGAAATGATGTCGCCATCTTCCATAAGGAATTCGGCTTTATAGTTTTCTTTAGAACCGCCTGAAGCACCATGCCAGGTCTCGGTCTTTTCTAATATACCAGATCTCATCCAACCAGCATTGCGGTTGTCTGTAACTTTTATAAAAGAAAAGATATTAGTATCTGTGTGATGACTAAAGTCAATTGGTGAATCCCAATCTTCACAGACCTTGTCGGAATGTGGGACCAAAGAAACATCAGTGATGTATTCATCGCAACCGCCATTAGACGATTCGAATGTCATTAAAGCCATTGGCTTGAATTGCGTAACAATAGTAGCAATCTGATTTTGATCAAGATCACTACAGTTAGGCATTACATAAGTAGAACCACCCTTAAATTTCATATAAGGTGAATCTGAATCCCCGTAGTTTTCGAGGTATTGGGTTTGGATAACTAATTTTAACATTTTAACTCCTTAATTTTATTATGTTATGGTATGTATTATACCGTATTTTTGAGGGTTTGTAAACCTTTTTTTCGTCACAATTACGTGAACTTTATCAAAGAATCGAGAGCTAGATCGATAAACATCCACACTTCTGGACTTGCTTTCTAGCTCTCTAGATAATAACCTTCCCACTTCACAATCGTAATCTGGTCTTGTGGCCGGTTTACCGGAGGGATATACGAATCCCGGTTTTATTATCTTAATCAATGAACTGGTCTTCCGTTTAACCATATAAGATCATAGTTTCCTTTTATGCTTTTAGCATCAAGATCAACCAATCTGTTTCTTTTAAGAACTGATTCACACATCTTATCCCAATCAGAATCTTTCTTAGAATGAGCTAATTTAAACTCTTCTTCATTTAAAGTAAATGTAACTATTATTCCAGTTTCCCTATCTCTAGTAACAAGCTGATTAGGGCTAAGAAACTTTTTATGGTCTTCTGTAAATATTTTTGATCCTGGCATACCCATTAAAAGTCACCTTCTGCAACTTGTACACAAGTAAGACCGTTAGATCTCCACATTTCAACCACTTGGTTTCTGTCATCGAAGACCATGTCTGGTTTCCAGTCTTGTGCAATAAGAGCATCCAAAACTTCTTGCTTAAATACCGCATCTGATCTAAAGTCACCGTCTGGTCTCAAGAAAAGAGCTGATCTGAATACACCAGCAACATTAAGACTATTTTCTGTAACTGTTCTATGTCTTTCGTTTCTAGCTGAAACTACGATGATTTCATGTCCAGCCTTTTCCATAGCAATAGCTATATCAACCACTGGTTGGTTTGGAATGTCTTTAAACATTTCTGCTGGATCCATAAATGTATCCCAGTCTTTATTAGGACCTTCTACAAAATGCCTTCTGTGCTCTATATCTAATAAAGTACCATCAACATCAAATATAACTTTCATAATAACTCCTCTTTTTAATTTATTATATGGATATTATACCATAATCAAGTGCACTTGTAAACCCCCTCTGACGAAAGTTCACGAAAAAGTCACGAAACTCTTTTTTCTAGCTTGATCAAAACGTATAAGTATATTAGAGGTATTAGCTCGAGAGACTAGCATACCAAGGCATCGCAAATACATACATATCTTTTATCCCATCATAAACATCTTTACCATTCGGTAACCACACCTCGCGTTGTTCGACGTCGATACCAACTTCATATCTTTTACTATATTGGCTCTTTGCATAAACTGCTAAGTCCATGATCTGAGCCATATCGAACCATATCTTTCTGCCGCCTTTACTCTGGGCTGAACCAGCCTGTAATGTGATGTTTAGTCTTTTGATTACATAACGGTAAGCCTGAGCAGCAATACCTTTTCCAGCATACAAACGATCCAGTTTAGCTAGATCGATGTGGTATGCTTTGAATTTTGTAAAGGATAATTGTACAGTAAGAACACGTTTAATCCGCTGTGCAGATCTACCATGTTTTACTGATGGATCAACAACTTCTATATCTAAATATCCGTCTATTGATCTATCTACATATACGTGAAGTTTACGGAAAGACCCAAGCTTTTCCCAGTCTAAGCTCTTAGTATCAAAGTAACCTAGTCTTTCTTGCTTTTTCATCTCAATACGATCCATAATATAAAGCCTTTTTGTTTGAATATGTGGCTATTATACCGTACTTTTAGAAGGATGTATACCTTTTTCTTAGACTATTTTGGAATAAGGGAAGGGCTATTTTGGAATAAGGGAAGGGCTGTATATGAGAATTTGTTCATCTTTACCCTTCACCTTAATCTTACCTATCTCTGAACATACGTATCCATCGGGTAATTGCTTATATGTGAAGGATGATATGATTGTCTTATATTCTATATATTCATGTCTGGCAGCGGTAGCTTCGAGCCTAGCTGCCAAGTTGACTGCATCTCCAATAACCGAATAGTCAAATCTGGATTCACTACCCATGTTACCAACAATACAATCGCCGGTGTTAACACCAGTGCCAACATTGATATCAGGAAGACCGCGTTCTTCGTAGACTCTTTTAAGTTCATTTGTTTTTTCTTCTATTTCTAATGCTGACTTAACTGCCATTTCAGCATGATTTTTACAAGGCAAAGGAGCATTCCAAAATGCCATTATGCAGTCGCCCATATATTTGTCAATTGTTCCACCATTTGCGAGAATGATTTTTGTCATTGCATCAAGGAATTCATTGACTAATTCTACTAATCCTTCTGGATCATCGTTGTTCTTATAGTGCTCTGATATAGGGGTGAATCCACAAATATCCATGAAGAGAAAGGTCATCTCTTTCCTATCGCCACCAAGCTTCATTAAAGTAGGATCTTTGATTAACATATCAACCATATCCGGAGATAAGTACGTTCCAAATTGTCCTTTAATCTGTTGTCTCAATTTAAATTGTTTATAAAAATTACTAAACGATGCTGAGGCAAAAACTGTTATATATACAATGAGTGGATAACTAACATCAAGGAGAACCCGTGCCTCGTTCCAGAAAGTATATGAAGAGATTACAGATCCAGACACAACGCCGACGAAGGATACTAGCCCTAGCAAAGCCGACAACCGATAAACAGCAAATACAATCACCAGAGACCCAATTAGAATTACCAGGGATTCCGCCAGTTCCGTCCATTGCGGACGAGAAACAGAATCCCCACTCATTACAGTCTGAAGAGCAGATGCCTGTAATTGATGAGCCGGAAATAATCCCTGGGGTGTGGTTATCTGAGCCGACAATCCCGAGGCCGACAATCCAATAATAACTGCTTTACCTTCTAGGTCAGGCAATGGATTACCATATATGTATTCTTTATGGGTATAGTTTGTATTTAACCATATAGAAGAATCATATTCGGTTTTGATAGGATCATATGGCGGAATCATTACATCTTTTACACCATCTACGTTAACTTTTAAGCTATATGACGGCTTATCTTGTATTACCCTTATGATTTCTAAAGGCATACTAGGATATAACTGTCCGTTTATTTGGGACAAAAGCGGTATTCGCCTAGTTATATTATCTACTTCTTGCTTACCATTTATTAATCCTACACCCCATGCTTGCTCTTCTAATTGAGATATATTAGTAACTAACCCACCGTATTTAGGAACAAAGTCGTACGCGTCGCCCTCGCCGAGTGCGGCCGTACCCACGTACGGGGCCGTATCCGAGCGCCCGCGAGAGCTCGCATCCTGCGCGAGTATGATTCCATTATCCTTTATCCAAGACGCGAATACCTCATCGCCACCGAACCTATCTGACTCAGGAAACATAATAGTAAATGCTATCATACCTGCGTTTGCATTTCGCAGGTCTGAAATCATTTGTGCATATGTATGTCTTGGGAATGGATATTGACCAAGCTGATCTAATGTCTGTTCATCAATAGAAAGCATAATCACATCGGATTCCTTGTCGGGTAAGCTTTTGATGTATTGATCGAAGACGTTTAATCTAGTTTGTTCAATAAGGGGTAAATCTATTACTCTAAAAGAGAAAAGTGCAATACAAAGTGCAATACTAGTCCAGATTGTGGTTAGGTATTTCATTGAATCCAGCAAACAGGATATACGCACCAATAAGGGTTAGCAAATCCTAACATCCATAATATTAAAATCCACAATGGTATTTGAACCCAAGTTTTATTTTTTGACCATTCTCTGAACCTTATTGCATAAGGTACTAACTTTTGAAATATCCAGTTTGACATTAATTTCCTTGTGTTACACTGACACTACATCCACCTGATGTTAGACAGTTTTGAGTTAATGAATATGATTGAGCCGTATTACTATTTTGTGTTAAATTAAATGTAGTAGGATTTGTCCCATTCAAAGTTACTGTAGCGTTATGAGCTGCAGTTCCGTTTTGGTGAATTGTACCTGTGTTTCCGTCATTGTTAGCTATTAATGAAAGTGTCTTAGCTCCATCTGCTTCTTGTTTAACAAAAAATTCATTATTATCTGAATAAAAATAAATTGTAGCTGTGTGTCCGTTATAAGTATTTGCACTACCATTTCTCTGATAGCCAGCGAGTTTGTTACTTTCTCCATGAATGTCTAGGTTTAGTGTATGACTACCACCTTCATCTCCGTCGTTTGAAAAAGTTGTATCATTTATATCTGTTAATGTTGTACCTTGACCCCAACGAACATTATTTGAATCACCATAGATATGCATTTGGATATCTGACTTACCACAATTACCAGCACCTCTTGAACAATATTGTTCGAAGTGTAATGAGTTACCCGCTCCGTCTAAATCACCACCACCTTGTTGACCCCATTGTGGGACCCAACTGATCTCGTTATTGTTTCCAGTTTGTTTGAATAGTAAAGAGTTGTTGTTGTGAGCTAATTTAAGATTAACTTTATTGTTGTAACCAATCTGTTCAATATTCA